CCATTGATCAAGCATACACCAAGATGCTTAATGATATCGTGTTACTGATCGTGGGCGGGATAGGCGGTATTTTGACCAAGGGTTTAACCAATGAGGCAACCAATATGATGAATGCAGCCAAGGCCAACAAGGATGCTTACGTTGCGCCTCCTCCCCCTCCTGTGGTGATGATGTCTTCTCCAAGCTGGACTCCACCCCCTCCACCCATGTCTCACCCCACCTTGGAAGATGACGCAGAACGTGAGAGAATGGCTCATGCGAGGGCCAGTGTAAATGCTTAGTTGGCTCTTTGGTGATATCTTGTACTACCTTGCACTGCTGTCGTTGGCAGTAGGAATAGGGTTGTATTTGGTAAGTCACCTAGTAAAGTTTCTGCCCATGCTTAAGCCACAGGCTTTTGTCATGCAAATTGGCGGTATTGTGTTAGTTATTTTAGGAGGTTACTATGTCGCAGATCATCATGGTTATCAAAGGCGTGTTGCTGAAGATCAAGCAGAAATTGACAGACTTAATGCAGAAGCAAGAGCCAAAGAAGCCGAGCTGAACAAAAAGCTGGTTGGGGTAAATAGTGCATTGAGAAAGGCAAAAGATGATGTTAAAGCGAAACAAGATAATCTTACTGCTCTCGTGGACAGTAACAAGTTGCGCCTCCCCTCCAGTTGTCCCATTCAAGCCAGTGCAGATGCCGGAGCTACCAGCGGAAATACAACCGATGCAGGCCAATCTGAGCGAGAGACTATTAAAGCTCTTGCAAGTATCGCAGCAGACGGGGACATCGCCATCACCCAGCTCAACGCCTGTATCGACACCTATCAAAAAGTAAGGGAGATGGTTAATGTTAAGCCCTGAGAAGCTCAATCAGCTCGGGATAGGTGCTGAATGGTCAGAGCCATTGACTACAACCTTTGCTACGTTTGGGGTAAATGATGTCAAGAAGCAGGCAGCTTTTATCGGACAGTGCAGCCACGAGTGCAACCATTTCAAAACACTGGAAGAAAACCTCAACTATCGAGCCGAAACCTTACAAAAGCTCTTTGGACACAAGTTTCAACCCGATGAGTTTGCCCTTTACGCCCACCAGCCCGAGAAGATTGCCAACAGAATTTACGCCAATCGAATGGGAAACCGTGATGAAAAATCAGGAGATGGTTGGCGGTTTCATGGTCGGGGCTGTATTCAGTTGACTGGACACGATAACTATTACCACTTTGGGCAGTCAGTCCAGAGGGATATGGTCAAAGACCCGCAACTTGTTGCGACCCCTATGTATGCTGCTTTGTCTGCTGGGTGGTTCTGGAAGACCCACGGATGCAATGAATTGGCTGAAAGCGGTAATAACGAGGGACTATGTAAACGTATCAACGGAGGGCTTTTTGGCCTCAATGAACGCAATGAATTAACCCGTAAAGCCCTTGCCGTTTTAGCCTCCTAATGCGAGAATAAGTAATGGCCACAGCACCCTATCAAATGCTCCCAATGGTGTTTCGCCCTGGTGTAAATCGGGAGCAAACCCAATATACTGCCGAGACAGTAGGCACAATTTCAGCTAATTTTTCAATTGCTGGGGGCTGGTACGCATCTCAACTTGTCAGATTCAGGCAGGGCTTCCCAGAAAAGATGGGCGGTTGGATTCCCACAAGTCTCAATACCTATCTTGGCATTTGCAGATCTTTGTTTAACTGGTCATCTTTGGCTGGTAATTCGGTCATTGGAGTCGGGACTAATCTTAAGTTTTACGTCAATTCTGGTGGTAACTTTTACGATATTACACCTATTCGAGGAACAGTCACATTAACCAATCCTTTTACCGCTATAGCTGGACAATCTACAATTACAGTATCAGCTACTGCTCATGGCGCTATTACAGGAGACTTTGTAACCTTTAGTGGGGCTACAGGACTGGGCGGTAATATCACTGCTGCCGTGTTAAATCAACAATATCAGATTGTGGTTACGAATGCCAATACGTTTAACTTTACAGCTACAGCCACGGCTAATGCTGCAGATGCATCGGGTTCTCCAGGTGGCGGTACAGTCACAGCAACCTATCAGATTAATACTGGCCCAGCTATTCAAGTTCCTTTATTTGGCTGGGGCGCTGGTACTTGGAGTTCAGGTTCATGGGGCAATGGAGCCTCCACGACTATTGACTTGAGGCTATGGAGTCAAACCAACTTTGGGCAAGATTTAATATTCTGCCCAATGGGTGGCGGTATTTATTATTGGAGTTATGCGGGAGGATTCACATCCCCTGCGGTCAATATATCAACCTTGTCGGGAGCCTCAGATGTACCGACTGTTGCTAATTTTATCTTTGTCTCCGATGCTAGTCGCTTTGTGTTTGCATTTGGTACTAACGCACTGGGTACTTCTACTCTCGATCCTATGTTGGTTCGTTGGTCTGATCAGGAATCTGTAACCTTGTGGACACCTTCGGCTACCAATCAGGCTGGAGATATCAGGTTATCTAGAGGTTCCAAACTTGTAGCTTGCGTACAAAACAGGCAAGAGATTGTGGTTTGGACAGATACGTCTGTTTACTCATTTCAATATGTAGGAACGCCCGCCGTTTGGAGTTCAAACATTGTGGGTGATAACATCTCCATCATGAGTAAGAATTCAGCCATTCTTGCGGCAGGTACAACTTATTGGATGGGTATTGATAAGTTTTATAAATACAATGGAACAGTATCTACTCTGCGTTGTGACTTGCGGGAATACATTTATGCCAACATAAATCAAAATCAAACCCAACAAATCTTTGCTGGCACAGTTGAAGGCTTTAATGAAGTTTGGTGGTTCTATTGTTCTGGGACGAGTACAACCATTAATAGTTATGTCGTATATAACTATCAAGATGACATTTGGTATTATGGCTCTTTGGGTAGAACGGCTTGGATTGATTCCACCACTCTGACCTATCCTGTTGCTGCAACATACAACAATACATTGGTATTCCAAGAGAATGGGTTGGATGATAATACCAATGGAACTTCATATCCGATCGACTCGTATATTCAGTCTTCTGAATTTGATGTTCAGTTTGGTAATAGTTTTGCCTTTATTAATCGTATTCTTCCTGATGTTACCTTTAGAAAGTCTACTGCGGCGAATCCTCAAGTGACTATGACTTTGACTCCAATGCAAAACTCGGGTTCAGGATACAACTCACCACAGGCCACAGGCGGTACTAATATAGCTACGGTAACTCGTACAGCTACAGCGCCTATTGAGCAGTTTACTGGGCAAGTTTTTCTACGCGTGCGTGGCCGCCAAATGATCTTCCAGATCGAGGGGAACCAGTTAGGTTTGCAGTGGCAAATCGGTACGCCTAGGATTGAATTGAAACTTGACGGTAGAAGGGGCAACACATGAGTATTCCAGTCATTAATGTTTCTCCTAACTTACCGCTGCCTCCTAAAGAATATGATCAGGCTTATCTGGATAATCTGACCAAGGTTCTTCGTTTGTATTTCACAAGTAACGACAACGTCAATCAAATCGGTATGAACCAAGTCTCCACCAATCAAACTCTTATTTGGCTGGGGGTCTAATGGCTGCTTATCAAAATGTAACCCCAGTACAAATTGCGCAGGCTGCGTTAACGACTAGCTATGCTACGCTATACACAGTTCCAACCAATGCAACTACGCCGACTAGAACGTATTTAAAACAGATTGATGTCTGTAATACTACTGGCGCAGCAATTACTTTTAACCTGCATATTGTTCCTGTAAGCGGTGCAGCGGGCACAGGAAATGCGCTTTTTTATACTCAGAACGTAGCAGCCAATACTACATTTTCCTACGCAGGTGTGCAAGTTCTTCCTACAAGTTCCTTTATATCTGCCAAGGCTTCAACTACTGGACTAACTATTACCATTAGCGGTGGTGAGGCGGTTTAATGGCAGCACCAGCAACAGTTAATGACCCAAGTCAGGCGTTTAACCAGACTTATGGCGCTATCCAAACAGGGTCAGCTAAAGTTACCCAAGTGCCTGTATTTGATGATAATACAGGCGCAGAATCAACACAGACTGTATTGGTTGATGCCAAGGGTAATCAATTACCTGTTGATGCCGTAGTTCCTGGCTCTAATGGTCAGTACCAAATTCAAATAGGTTCAGCGGGCGGCACAATCCATACAACAGTTAGTGTTGACCCTAAGACTGGTGTAGTTGCGCCTATTACTGACTACAACCAACAAGTAGGGTATACAGGTGGTTCACCTGGCAGTTTTTTAGCATCTACTACAAACGCAGTAAATCAAATGGTAGCTGGGCTACCTGGAGCTACTTTTATACCAGGTGTAGCGCCTGTTGTGGCAGGACTCAACGCAGCTAATAGTATTTTAAGTGGTAAACCTCTTAATATAGGCACGGTATTAAATGCCGCTACCGCATTATCAGGCACAAATATTATTCCGCCAGAAGCAGCGACCGCCCTTAAAACAGCAAATCAGGCACTATCTGTCGCAAATGCATTAAAAACAGGCAATGTAACTGGTTTAATTAACAGCGTAATTCAGATGACTGGCGCATCGTCTGATGTTAAAGCGGTTATGAATGGCATGAATGCCGCCACAGCTTTGCAAAAAGGTGACGTAGCTGGGGCGCTAAATGCACTAAATAATCTAACAAATAGTGTAGACCCTAAAGTAGCTAGTTTAGCTACAACCGTACTAAAGCAAATTGACCCCAGTATTTCTGGTAATACTGTAGTACCAGCAATATCCGCAGCGACATCCGCTTTAACATCTGGCTCAACAACTCCTAGCGCTACATCAGCACAACCTGCTCAGCCAGCGCCTGCTCAAACTAGCCAATCTTCCCAAAGTTCTGGGGGGCCAAATGTAATACAATCCATGCAACTGGCAAGCGCTTTAGGGATTCCTACGTCCGCAATATTTAAAAAGCCGAAATATTTTGGGGCGAGTGTTGAAGAGATTGATCCACAGACAGGTCAAGTAAAATTTGTAAACGCTGACCCCAGCACTTTGCCCCCTGTACCTTCTGCTGGTGTAACCAATACGCCTGTTGCAAATACAACGCAAACCAGCGAAAATGCGTCAACGCCTTCTGTTGACAACATCGCCAGTAGTGATGTCACTTTTGACGATATTTTAAATATTTTGAGAGGCTGATATGGCTAAAGTAACAAACGTTGTTGATACAGGTGACCAAACTTATGAAGTTACTTACGACGATGGTACAGTTAATAATATAACTACTGATAGCCCCCCTAGCATCGGCGATAGCAATGGTCAGGCTACAGGGTCTGATGTTACACCTAATTCTTCATCAAGATCTTTACCAAGTTCTTCATCAAACGATTCGACCTCAAGTGGTACAACAGATAATAGTTCAGGTGTTACCCCTAACTCATCTGGGGTTGCTAAACAATATACTTTAAACGGTAACACTTATTATCAGTATAAAGATGGTAGTTATCAGTATGTAGATGAAGCGGGCAATGTTTACAATTCAAGCGCAGATGAGTTTAATAAAAATGCAAGTGACCCTTCTGCAGTAGCATCAACTCCAGCTTCTTCGACTCCCCCACCAACAAACCCACTTACAAATCTAGGCACTCAAATCCAAAACCTTTTAAAAGGTGGCGGGCTTGGCTCAGCCGCTACTACCGCAGGATTAGCTGCGTTAGCAAAGGCTTTGGGTGGCGGGTCAAGCAGTGGTTTAGCGGGCGGAACTGCAGGTGTTTATCGCGGATATCAAGGTGGTATTCCAACGCTGACCGCATCGCGCAACATGAATCAAATACCTGCCAACTATAGGCCAGGTGGTGGAGGGATGAGTTATTTTTCTCCTGTAACATTTACAGACTCTAGTGGTAATGTAGTGCCTGGCGTTGCAGGTAGTGGCTCGCCCATGAACAAGGGGGATGCAACAGGTAATATCACAGGCCCAACATCTGCTGGCTCTTTAACACCAACTAATACATTACTGCCTGGTGGTATCACTACTGTGGGTAATACTTATGTGCCGCCTACTCCGACACCAACACCTACCCCAACAGCAACGCCTACTCCAACCGTTACGCCAACACCAACGGTTTCTAAAGTAACACCTACGCCAACTACGTCTACTACATCTACTACACTGACTCCTGCTCAACAGTATTTAGCTAGTTTGCAAAATCCTACAGCCTCGGGTATCGCCCAATTTCAAGCAGGTGCGCCATCACAAATTACATCTGGTATTCAAAATGCATTGAACGCCGTGGGTTCCCCTGGTACGCCTGCAGCAAACAAAACAATTGCTGGGTTGATGGATACTTGGAAAGTAACTCCAACAGAAATGGCCGCAGCTACTGGGTTAAGTACAAGTGAAATTACTAACTTGTATAACCAAGCTAAAGGCATTACAGCCACACCCCAAACAACCTCAATGGGGGATATACAAAGTCAGTTAGAAAACGCAGCAACTGCTATGGGTTCAGGTAATGCTAATGCTAGAGCTACGGGCATAGCTGCGATCAATAACATTGTTGCTGCCAATCCAGGAATAACAATTAGTCAAATTCAAAATCTATTCCCAGGACAAGACTTAACACCTTTCTTACAGGCTGGTGCAGGCACAAATGCTCCTGGTGCATCAAATTATGTTCCTCCTACAGCTGCTCAAACTGCGTTGGCAAATCAAAATGCTACGGATTTTGCTAATCTTTTGTCTTCAACTGCATTTACAAATCCTGCCGCGTATATGGCTTCGCAAGCTGCACCTGCTTCAACAACAGCAGCCGCTCCTGCAACAACTGAGGCAGCCCCTGCAGCAGCCGCTCCTGCAACTACGGCACAAGCAGTTAGCTCTACTCCTGCAGCTACATATACGCCAAGTTTAACAGACACATTATCTGCAGCATACAATGCTGGCGATATAAGCACAGTCAATAATATTCTTGCATCGAATCAATTGACATCTACTGATATTTCAAATATGTTCCCTGGGTTTGATACATCAACTGTCAGCCCAGCCGTTTCATATTACACACCTCCTGTTGATAAT